TATTTCGTGATCATCAGCAACACAGGCGCAAACAATATCAGCGTCGGCCCTAGCAATACTGTTGCTGGCGTCTTGGTTCAGCCTGGCGCAACCTTTGAGACAGCGATCATTGCAGGGTCTCCCATCTTTATCACCGGCACCGCGGCGCAAACGGCCACGGTTATCGAGTACAAGGCTTAGCCATGCAGGTATTCAAAGCAGGCGGCAAAGCGCCGACAGCCCTTATCTTGTGCGCGGCCTGGGCCTCTGCCCTTGCCACCTTCTTGGCTGCAGCTTTTGGCCTAGGCTCATTTGATGCCGTTGGTGCTGGCATGCTGACAGGCGCAGCGTCGGCCCTGTATTACGGCCGCAGGCGAAAAGATGGCTAAGTTTGCCGGCTTCTTTGTCGCCATCTTCGGCGCGGTGTCTGCCTTCTTTGCTATGGTTGCCCTTCGCAACCTGCAAAGAAAGCAAACCCGCGTTGACGTGCTTGAAGCAAGGCAGAAGGCGCGAGCAGCCAACGAGGAGGCAAGCGCCAAGCTGAGCGAAGAGATTACGAAGACCACCGCGCCAGTGCTTGAACTAACCGACAGCAAAGAAGACCGCGAAGAGCTAGCGGCCTTGCTCGATGAATGACGCTTATCCTTCTGGGCCTTATGCTGTGGGCCATCATCGGCGCGCTAGTTGCCTTCGCCTTCGCTAGGATCGCCGGACCATGTTAATTTTAGCCGCTCCTTGCATCGCATCTGCTGCCATCGACCAAGGCCAGAAGGCCGAATGCGATGGCGTATTGATCAGCGCCCAGCGCGCTAAGGAGGCCGTGGCCTGCAAGCGCGAGCTAAACCTGCGCCGCACCTTCGAGTGCCAGCCATGCCCAGACCTGCCAGAAGATCGAACAACGCAGATCGCTAGCGCCTCCTTTGTGGCTGGCCTAGTCTTGGGTTTGCTGCTGCTCTTTGCTCGCTAGCACCAGCGCCTCGGCGGTGCTGGCCGAGTAGCCAAGCCGGCGCAGTTCGCGAAAGCTTAAGCCTCGGTGTTCGACAGGTGCCAAGCCTAGCAGCATGGCGCGCATGATTTGCTTAGCCTCGATCATCGTTTAGCCATCCAGCCAAAGCGGTGGTTTTCTAAGTCCGGCACCAGATCGAGCGCCGCCAGTTCGCCCCATCGGTTTTTTGCTATCAACAACTGCGCTGCCGCGTCGTCGTCGTCTTGGTCTGGGCGGTGCAGCAGGGCCACACCGTCGGCATCTTGTTCGGCTTCGCCCGTGTCTCGAAGGTGAATTAACGCAGGTTTGGCTTGCGCCTTGCTCGCTCGGTTTAGTTGCGAGGCAACCAACACCACACAGTCAAGGTTTTGCGCCAGCGCTTTGCATGCTCGCGACACCGCGCCGACTTCGCGAGACCGCGTCTCATACTTGCCGCCGCCTGGCGCTGCCATGGCGCTCATATAATCGACAACGACGCAGGTCAGCGGATGCAAGCGATGCAAGCGGTGGGCCTCGCTGGTTATCGTATCCATTGACCGCGTGGGCTTTAGGTGCAGCCGCCGCAACGTGTCAGCGTATTGGGTGACAGCGCCTTGAACGTTGACCATAGCGGCCTCTCCTTGTCGCCTAACCTCTTCGATGAAGTTGCGCCCATCGAGGCAACACAGCGCCTTTAGGCTCAACTCCGGCTCGCTCATTTCGCAACTGGCCATCAGCACCTGTGCGTCTTTGTTTGCGCTCAGAATCGCTAGCGCTATTTGTAGCGTGATCGTTGTCTTGCCGTGCCCTGGCCTGCCGCCGATGACGAACATACGGCCAGGACAAAGCGGCATCGCATCATCGAGCGGCGTTGCTGTGCGGACGCCACCGCGAAACGTGCTTGCTAGATCATACGTTAGCGCATGCCAGGCGTTTACCGTGTCGGTCGCCTTGTCTTCGTCCATTGTTTGCAGCGCTTGCCGCAGATCAACTAGGGCGGCCGTCGCGCCTGTGCTAAAGCCATCAGCCGCATCGGCTGCCGCTTTGGCCGCTGAGGCGATCCTGCGCAGCCTGGCGCAATGTTTGACAGCCTCGACGCACTGCGCCGCGTTGCCGTAGTTGCGGTTGACTGTATGAATGCCAAAGCTATCGACATAGTCGAAGCCGCCGGCAAGCTCTAGTTCGCCTGCCTGCTTGAGCCTTTGCACGATGACGACGGATGGCGCATCGGGGCCGGCCTCTCTGACCTCGGCGCATATGTGATGCCAGATTGCCGCATGCCTTGCGTCGTTAAAGTCTTCGACTGTTAGCTTATCGGTTAGCGCTGGGTCGATCTTAGTCGCCAGCATCAGAGCGCCGAGCAGGCCTAACTCTGCCTGCCGCGCGGTTGCCTCGTTGGGTGTCAAGATTTAGCCTCTCATTCTCTTAACGGTTTGCACCAGTGGATGCCGCAGGCTTGCCAGAGCCGCGGCTAACGCATCTGATGCGTGGTTTTGTTGTGTCTTTGCAAGCTTCGACAGCGCAGCCTCTGCGTTTAATACTCGATGCTCAAGAATGTTTTGCACCGATCCCTTGCTAGCACTGCGCGCACCAGCAATGGCCATCTTAATCTCTTGAGGCCTGATCTGTATAACCGGACAGTTGAATAGCTCAGACAAGGCAGCGATCACGCCCCACGCCTGCGCCACTGCGCGATCGGCGTTTGCGTGCCGCGTCCAGCTTTGAGCCTCTGAGGCGATAAAGATGAAGTCGAAATCCTCATGCAGTTGGCGCAGTGCGTCGGCTATCTCGCCGCAGCGGTTGACGTTATCGTCGCACCTTGACGATTTGCGGTCTGGCTTGGTGCGAATAACGCCAAGGGCCACGCACCTAGGCTGAGCGCTGCAATCAAGCAACGCCCAACCTAGGCTCGCAAAGCCAGGGTCAAGACCGAGGATTACCATTGCGGCGCGTCCGTTTGCGGCTTGCCACCGTAGGCGTTCGCACCTTGCGGCTGCGCCTGGCTGGTGATGGCTTGGAAGCGCCGCACGATGACCTTCTTTTTGGTCTCGCCGTTATAGGTGCTGGTCTTAAGATCGGTCGTGATTCGCACGTGCTTGCCGGCGCAATCCGTCACGCCTTGAGCGATCGAGCCAAAACGCTGCTCCATCACTTCGCCGGCAGGCGGTTGCGTAAAGCCGAAGGCCTCCCAAACCATGCGAGCGAGCCAACGAAAGTTGGCAGCATGCGGCCAGCTTTCCCAGACATAGCGCCCAGCGTGCGGACCTTCGGCGACGATCAGCGTCAACTCGGTGCGTGCGCCCTTCTCATTGAACGACATCGAGCACGAATCTAAGCGCACGACGTATTGGCCTGGCGGCAAAGGCTCAAAGCTTTTCTTCTCGCCGCTGCCCCATTCTTCCCAGTTATCCATTGTCATTCCCCATCTGCGCCGTCCGGCGCTTTAGTGCGGCATATAGCCGCGTTGCATCGTCTTGGTTTCGCATCGGCCAAAGATGCCACTGCGAGCCGCGGCCATCGAACAGTTCGCCAGCGGTGCGACACTTCGCAACCTGGCTATGTGATGGCCTAAAGTCCAGATAGCGCGTGCCGGCTTCGAGGTTCAGCGCCTCAACTTCGTGTTCGGCTACCTCTCTCACGCGTGCCACACAGTCGAACTGGCTAACCAGATCTGTGACCATGGACTTGCGCACCGATGGGTGCCAGTTGCCCGGCAGCCCTTCAATGTCTTGCGCGTCTTGCTGAGCAGTAGCAACGGCACAGGTGCCAGCGCCGGCAGCATCTCGCAGCGCTCGCACGATACGGGCCAGCCTGTTCTTCTGTTCGCCATAGGCTTGAATCTGGATCGTGCCAGAATCGCCAGCCAGTTCGCGCAAGATGGCTTCACTGGTTTCCGTCACGGTGTCGAGCACCACCAAGCCCTGCGGCGCGGCAATCATGCCGTGCAGTTTCTGCAAGACTTCGAGCGCTGCGCCTTTGCCTGATGCAGATAGCAGTTCGGAGTTTTGCAAGCCTGATGCCATGGCCGCGGGGAGCAGGCCGCGCTCGCTATCCAGTAGCGTGGCAGACTCACCGCTTGCCTCGGCAGCCGCGGCAAGCATCGCGCAAACGGTACTCTTGCCGATGCCTGGCGAGCCATAGATAAGCAGGGTCATGGCCTGCGTTATCGGTTGTGTTAGATCTATTCTTTCCATTGCTCTTGCCTCCTTTTAGAGCGTGAGTTGTCCGCGCTGAACTAGCGCGGCGTAAAGGTGAACTTGCGGGTTCGTTCGGTAGCGGTCAGCCACCTTCGTTAGGTCTTTGCTTGTGCTGGTGGTCTTGTACTCGACGACGCCAACGCGGCCATCTTCGAGCCTGACCACCGCGTCCGGTATGCCGTGCAGCCATTTCTTTGTGCCTGGCAGGACCATAGCGCGGCGCTGCTCGCATTCGATAACCTCGGCCACGCCTTCCATGGCTAGGCTGTGCATTGCCTCGGCTCGGT